GGTTTAGCGCCTAGTCGTATTTTTATACGCAAATCAAAATCAACAAAACTATGCAACATAAAATAATATCAATCAAAACAGATACGTTGATACCATACGCGGGCAACAGTCGGATTCACAGTGAGGAACAGGTGAATCAAATCGCGGCGTCGATCAAGGAGTTCGGGTTTAACAATCCAATTCTGACCGATAAAGACGGCGGCATCATTGCCGGGCATGGAAGATTGCTCGCTGCGCAAAAACTATGCCTAGATGAAGTTCCGACCATCTGCCTAGCGCACTTATCCGACGCGAAGCGCAGGGCTTACGTGATCGCCGACAACAAGCTCGCAATGAATGCGGGATGGGATGATGACGCTTTGGCGGCTGAGATCGCCCGTTTGACTGAGGAAGACTTCGACGTGGGCTTGCTAGGATTTGACGACACCGAACTGGCTGAGCTACTGGGCACGGATGAAACCAAGGGCAAGACCGACCAAAACGACATCCCCACCGCGCCAGTGCTGCAGGTTACAGTTGAGGGCGACGTGTGGGTCATGGGGAACCATCGCCTGACTTGTGGCGACAGTAACGCGTGCGACTGGATTAAATCAAATAACGTAGGCTGTTTAATATTTGACCCTCCGTGGGATGCTGAATGCGCAAAAGTAAAACCGTCTATTCAATCTGGCAGCGTCATCGCATTTAGCGACGGTCAAAGAATGGCTGACGTCGTCTCGATGTTCGGGGCTCCAACTTGGTTTTTTGTTTGGGATTGTGTTACTTCTTGGTATGCCCCGAATCGGCCGCTGAAACGTTGCAAAGTGGCATTGTGGTATGGCTCAATTGATGACTACGACACCGAGGGCAGTCACTACGGAGAACCCGGCGAATCAAAACAGGTGACAAACACGCGGGGAACTTACGAATACAAAGCCAACCCAAAAGGGAAACACCTCTCCGACGTATTTAAACAGCCGATCACGCAACTGCATTCTGGCGACGTTGCACACCCTCACAGCAAACCGGTAGACTGGACTAGAATGTTAATTGCAAATTGCAGTCGGGGCGACATTGTTGACCCATTTGCAGGTAGCGGAACCACTGTAATCGTCGCCGAGCAATTGGGCAGACGTTCCGAATTATGCGAGTTAGATCCTGCAAACTGCGATGTTATCGTCGAACGCTGGCAAGACTACACCGGCCTCGAAGCTACTCACGCCACAACAGGCGCAACCTTTAACAGCGCGGCAAATGGAAAAGACTAAAATAAACCGCGCCATATACGCAGGTATAATCAAGAAACTGCAGGCGGTTCAACTCCGACCTCAACGCTCCAAGATTCAAGCGGCGTATGATTGATAAAAATCCATTCGACGCGATCCGTAAAAAGAACCTCGCGAACATCGTTGCGAAGGTCAAAGCGGGCAGGCCGCTGACGTCGGCGGAAACTAAGACTCTGGACAACGCCGAGCGGGAGAGAGATGGGATGCGCCCTGACAAGACCGACCTGGAGTTGGCGGATGAATTCAAAGTCCAGCGTTCGACGATCCACCGGGCAAAAAAGGCGGGGGTCAAGTTTGACCAAGATGACGCGCTTTGCTACGAGGGACTTAAGGCGAAGAATATGTGCATCAAGTGGGTGAAGGCCTACGAGAAGAAAAACGACATAAAGGCGGAGATTTATAAAGCCGAGTCTGACACGAAATCCCCGGATGAGTTGCGTGATGAGTATTTGGCTGAGTTACAGATAGCGAAGGCGAACGGGAATAGCGAGCGGGAAAAGGTTGCGCTGAATGCCTATCTCAAGATTGACAAGCAAATAAGAGAGACGGCGCTCGATGAGAAGAAGCTAGGAATCCAGAAGGGCGAGACGCTTACAAAAAAGGAAGTCGAGCGCATACTCAAAGCGATTGTCTACGCCGGGAACGCCTGCGTGCGCAAGCAGTTGAAAGAAGTCTGCGAGGTGATCGCTGACTGCGAGACGCCGAATGACGTTTACAATCTGCTGCCCGCAATGGTTCTGGGCGGTCGAATATTTGAGGGAATGAAGGCCGTCTCGAAATCGCCTAGCGACGTCAACCTGCCTCAGTGGGCGATTGATTGCATGATTGGCGAGGGTGAGAACTATTTTGAGAACGCCACAGAAATAAAAGTGACATAATGCACAAATAAAGCTTGCGCGTGTGGGAATATGCCACATATTCAAAAGCATGAACAACGCAAAACAACTCACAAACGACCAAGCATCTGATATCATCATCGCGGAATCCTTCGGGCGTGATGCTTTTAAATCTGGCGCGGCTAAAGCTCCAGTGCAAGATAAGCGCCTTTACGCTATGATCGTAAAGCATAGCGGTCCGATAGGGACTGGAATCGTAAGCTTGCTTTGCGCTGCTTGGAATAAGGGTCAACTTTCTGCGAGCCTCGAAGCATAATGGATGCCCGCGAATATAAGGACGCTCGCAAAGAGCTAGGGCTGTCACAGACGGCTCTAGCTCAAAGGCTGGAAGTCAGTCGCGAAACGGTCAACAAGCGCGAAAGCGGAAAAAATGGAATCACGGAGGAAGCCGCTCTTGCTATTCGGGGGCTGCGGTATTTTTGAGTTTGCAGTAAGTGCGGTCAAGAGTGGTATCGCGGGGTGGAATCTGAATGCCCAAAGCGAAGTAGCTGCGGCTTTAAATTCGGGTAGCTCCCAGAACCGTAGAACTGAATCATGACTGAGGCAAGAAGGAATCGTGACAACTGAATGGTTATGAATTGCACAGGTAAAATGAAAATAGTAGGCTATAAACCGATCAGCCCGCTAGAATGGTGTGAGCGAAATACGTCACTTGACTACGGAAACTTCGACATCGCGAAACACCCGCTAATGCGTGAGCCGCTGGAAACGCTCGCGACGACTCGCGGAAAATATGTCGGCTTGATTGGATCGGTGCAGCACATCAAAACTCTGACGGCGCAACTTTGGCAACTCTACGGACTGGCAACAGATCCGGCGCGGGCGGCGATGTATGACCTAACGGAGTCTGCCCTTAAAGAGTTCAGCGATGACAAGTTCACGCCGCTGATTGATTCGACCGAAGCGATCACTCGATTGATTCCGAATCAACTCTACCGCAAAACAAAATTTTATACATCGACGAACTACGGCGCGATCCGACTGCTGTCTGCTAATGTTCTAGCGTCTCGAAACTCGAAGACATTGGAGCGAGTGAGCGCAGACGAGTCATGGGCGTATGGCGAGAACTGGCTAGACCAGATCAAAGACCGGACGAGTTCGTTCGCTTGGTCATGGCAAATGTTTCTTCCCTCGTCCGGGCAGACCAAGGGCGGCGAGCTTGACGCTATGTGGCAACGCTCGACGCAAAAGCGCTGGCACGTTAAATGCGATTGTTGCGGCGAGTTGATTCCATACATCTGGCGAGCGCCTGCGGTCGGTGACGCGATCCCGGTCGGCGGTATGCGATGGGCGGCAAAAGCCGATTACATGGACGGCGACGCGATTGATTGGGACGCGCTCAAGGATTCCGTTTTTTACGAGTGCCAACTCTGCGGCGGTCGCAACGAGCCGGGCATCGCAGCGCAGAAGCGGCGCAACGAGTCTGGGAAATACATCGCGACGAACCCGAAAGGCTCGGCTGAATTTGAGTTTTTTAACTACAATGCTATGGCGCACATTCCTTGGCCGTCGCTCGTCGAGCAGTTTAAACTTGCAAACATTGCACGGAAGCGCGGCAACCTCGAACCACTTGAGAACTTTATCCGCAAGCGGCTGGCCGAGCCTTGGAGTGAGGCCGACTACATGAGCGCGGACATTTCACACTCAGCTGCGGGGGGCTACCAGCTCGGCGAACTGATGGACGCGCAGAAGTCGCTTATGTTCGTTGGGGTGGACGTTCAAAAAGATCACTATTATTTCGCGATTCGTCAGTTCGCAATGATCGACGGCAAGCTGAGATCGCGCTTAATCGATCGCGGCAAGGTATCGACTGAATACGAGATAGAGGAAGCGTGCAACCGTTTTGACATTCCTCAGAATCCGTGGGGCTATCCCGGCTGCCGCGTCTTTATCGACGGCAACTATAACACGGCACAAGTGCAAAGACTCGCTGCCGAGATGGGCTGGATTGTCTTGCGCGGCGAGCCCGCAAAGGATTTCAAAGCGCCCGACGGATCGCGGCAAATCTACAATCAGCCGCAGCGCATTGACGCAGACGAAGGAACGGGCAACGCCGGGCGGCGGTTCTGCAAGCAGATTCAATTCTCGAAGCAATCGGCGAAAAATAAACTCTCATTACTTCGAGGCCTGAAAGACAACAAAGGCCTGCCGCTTTGGACGCACTCCGACGACGCCGGGGCGCAATACGATGCTCAGATCAACGCATGGGCGAAGATTGTGAAAACGCGTCCAGACGGTTCGACCTACCACGATTGGATCAATACAAATCGCGATGATCACTACTATGACTGCGAGGTCATGGTGGCGCTCGCCGAGTCAATGGTGGATTGGTCAGAAGTCGGGCGAGAGTCTGAGTAAAAAGCAAATTGACAAACCCGCATTCTGTATCCAACTTGTGGATACAAATGAGGTCTCTACTATTCGCAATCTGGATCAAAGCCAGCAAGGACGCACTGCAAACGCTCGCGCTTATCGAGACGCTCGCGCTCGGCGAATACGAAACTCAGAGCCGAGGCGGAGCGCGAATCATCAACGCATCGGTGGCAGGCAAAACCTTTTCCTACGAACTGCCGCCCGGCTGGTCGGCTTCTGAGTTCGTCGAAAATCTTCGCTCGCTTTATAAGATAATCACGACTGGCGGCGCAACTGGTATTCAAATGACAGACGCCGAACTTGAGGCATTCGTTCTCGACGAAAGCGATCAAGTGACTAATGTTACACGCGCACGCTTTGCGCAGAACGCAGGGAGTCGATACTAGCATGGCAGTCAATTCGATCAAACTTTTACCGCGCATCAAGCAAGCCACTCAAACGGGCTGGCAGTCATTTTGGGGGCGCGGCGGATCAAACGAGTTCTACCCTGGCGGCATGGACGATCAACGCCGATTTGGGCGCGGCAAACTCGCTCGCGACATCGCGGAGCTTATCGTTGAGAATCGCCACAAGATGCTTCTCGGGGATTCGCGCTACATTTACCAAGCCTTTTCGACCGTATCGGGCGCAGTGAAGCAGAAGGCAAACTACGTTTACGGCGGTTCATGGAGAATGCAAAGCTACTCGAAAGACAGAGCGTTCGCCGAAGCAGTTGAAAAGGACTTTGCTCAGATTGACAGAATGCTCGACCAGCGCGGCGCGGGCTTCTCATTTCGAAAGTCAGCATGGCTCGGCTCGAAGACGCTCGATGTAGATGGCGACTTTTTCATTCTACTCTCAGAAGACCCAAAGAGTGGCTTTCCTAAATTGCAATATCTTGAAGCGCACCGGTGCGGAGCATTTGAGATGCAAGGCAAGACTCACATCGAAGAAGGCAAATATAAAGGGCGTCGCATTTTCTCTGGCGTGATCGTCGATGACTTCATGCAGCCGCTCGCGTATCGCTTCAAAGACGATTCACGCGCGGCAGGCTTTCAAGACGTGCCTGCGAATGGCGTCATCCACGTCACTGATTTTGAATGGTTCTCGCAAGGGCGCGGACAGCCAGCAATCGCTGCTGCGATTCTCGACTGGTATGACCTAAGCGAGACACGCGACGCGGAGAAGATCAGTCAGAAAGTCAATTCTGCGCTCACGATGGTCGAGTCAAACGAGACTGGGCGCGCCGATATGGGAAACTCTATCGTGAATCCATCGCCAAGCGGCGGCGGGCGTATGCAGACGCAGCTTGTGGACAGCGGCATGATTCGCTACATCAAGAATGGCGGCTCACTCAAAGCGCACGAATCGGCGCGACCTTCTGACCAATGGCTAAACTTTACCAAGCTCGTCGAAAGCTCTGCGTTCTACGCAATGGGCTGGCGTCGCGAAATGTTGGACAGTTCCGCTATCGGCGGCGCTGGCGTTCGCGGATTCGCGGCTGACATAAACAAATCAATCGCGGCACGCTGCGAAGTGATCGAGTCGGCAATGAAACGGGCTGCGCTCTACGTGATCGCGAAACGCGCCAAGCAAGGCACTTATGATCTACCCGATGACTGGTATAAGATCGGCTTTACAAAGCCCGCGAACTTTACGGTCGATGAAGGGCGCATGCGCAAAGCTGACATCGAAGACTTGCGCGCTGGACTCACGACTGAGGACAGTATCGTCGAAGCTCGCGGCATGGACTACGAAGAAATGTTGCGCAAGCTCGCGGCGAACGTCGTCTTGCGCCAAGACATCGCAGCAGAATTTAACATCGAGGTTTCTGACCTCGGCACACTAGCCAAGCCCGGCGATTCGATCCCAGTCGAGGAGGCTGACGATGAGGATGAGCCAACTACAAAAACCACTAAAGAAAAAGACAATGAAAACTCAACCCAATAACTGGTATGCAATGGAGCAAAAATCTGACGCCGAAGGAAATTCGACTTCTGACGCCGAAATCTATATTTACGACGAAATCGGCGGATGGGGCGTTACAGCGAACGATTTTATCGCGTCGCTTGAAAGCCTCAACGAAGTCGAAACAATCAACCTCCGCGTAAACTCGCCCGGTGGCTCGATCATCGAAGGCAACGTAATCTTTAACGCTCTCAAGCGTCACGCTGGAAGCGTCACTGTTTACATTGACGGCCTCGCCGCTTCGATGGCATCTGTCATCGCAATGGCTGGCGATCAAATCATCATGGCTGACAACGCGCTGCTGATGATTCACAACCCTTGGACTGTCAGCATCGGAGACTCTGAGCAACTGCGCAAAGACGCCGATCTTATGGACAAGATGAAGTCTGCAATCGTGAACGCATACGGGCGCAGCAACTACGACGCTGACGAACTGACTGCGCTCATGGACGATACGACTTGGCTGACTGCTGACGAAGCACTCGAAGCTGGCTTTATTGACCGCATCGAGACTGGCATGAAAGCCGCAGCGTCGCTCGCTGACATGCAAGCCGTCGCTGCGAAAGCCGAAACGACTCTGCCGATTGAAAAGATCGTCGCGAGTCTGCAATCGAAGCACGACGAAGCTCTCGAAACACTCAACAATGAAAACGCAAGCAACTGCGACGCGCTCGCTCAAAGCGCGATGACGATTTCTGACTTGCAAAATCAAGTAACAGACTTTAATGATCGTATTCAGAAAATGAATACAGATCACAAAGCCGAACTTGAAGCAGCCGAAGCCGTCACCGCGCAAGCCGTCGCAGCTCAAGCCGCTGAGATCTTCGGGCGGCAAACTCTAGAGTCAATCGCTGAACCTGAAGGCAATGACGACGCTTCGCAAGTCACGGCAGAAAACTTCTGGACTGAATACGCCGAAGTCGGCAAGCGTGACGGACTCGAAGCGAAGAACGTCTGGTATTCAAAGCACAAACACCTCATCGGAAAATAACTTCCAATCATAACCACCAACCAATAAAATCACATGGCAAATACCGTAGCCGGCGTGAATCTCGCTGAGATCGCCCAAGAATCACTCGCAGGACTTAGCTCTTGCTTCGCGCCCTTAGCGGCGCTCACCACTGACTTCTCCGCCGACGTTCGCGACGCTGGAGCTTCCGTTACTACTCGTTATCCAACCAAGCCAACTGCGGCTGATATGGCCACTGGCTATAAGACCGCTGCTGCTGACGTTACAATGACTGCCGCGACAATCACGCTCGGCACTCATTACGGCTTCACCTACGGCTTCACAGACGTAGAGCGTAGCAAATCCAGCATCAATCTGAATGCACTGTTTATCGAGCCTGCACTGCAAGCTCTTGGTGACAAAGTATTCGGCGACATCTGGAATCTTGTAACTGCCGCCAACTTCGCGACTAATTCAGTCATCACCGCTGCAAACTTTGATCGCGACGACCTCGCTGATCTGAGCGCAACGCTGACCGATACGAAGAAAGCACCGAAGCAAGGTCGCTCGATCTTCATGAACCCAAGCTACTACGCGAGTCTCGTTAAGAGTCTCAACAGTGCCGAGGTTCCCGGTATCACTGCTGACAAAGCCGAAGCGATGGTTCCTCGCGTTGCGAAGTTCGACAGCTACGAAACTGATCTCGCTGACGCGAACGATGAGGATCTTGCAGCCTTCGCCTTCCAGCGTAATTCGCTTCTCATGGCGGGTCGCACAGTAGATTCCGAACTTGCTGCTCAAGCAGGCATCGAAGTCGAAACAGTCACCATTCCCGCCCTTGGACTTCCCGTCCAGTTTCGTCGCTGGTATGACTCTGACGGCATTCTCTACTACAATTGCAATCTTCTCTATGGTGTTTCCAAGGGAGTCGATTACGGCGTTCGAGTTCTCACCGCATAGTTTTACTTGAGCGCCTCATTTTGGGCTGGGAGTTCCCGGCTGGCGAGGCGCTCATTTACTTTTCAACCTTTTAAAAACCATGTTCAAACCATCAGCCACAGTTCACAAGTCGCCATCTGGTGCGCTCAAAGTTCTCGTATGCTCGGAAGACGCTTCAAAGTGTTTAGACGCTTACAAGCAATGCGCCGAGGCAGGAGAAGTCGCTTACATTCGCAAGGGCTATATTGACAAGCTCAAGAAGATCGAAGCCGAAGCGAAGAAGCCGACAAAGAAAAAAGTTTCTGCATAGGGGTATATAGAAAACAGCATAGTCCGTCACTCGAAAGGGTGACGGCTTTTTGCGTCTTGATTTTCGGCGCGTATCCAATAACCTAATACAACATGAGCAACTTTGAAACCTTCCTCGAAAACGCGAACAGCGAAGCAGCCGACATCATGGGCGAGCCTATCCAGCTCGCAAGCGGTCAGACCGTCAACGCGATCTTTTACGAGCAGATTAACCCTTGGGACTTGACCGAGCACGGCGAGCGTTCTGAACCGACAGTCAAGCTCGTCATTCCGGATCTTGCACTCAGCGTCACGCCGAAGAAGACACAGCGACTAACGCGAATCAATACCAGCGAAATTTTCATCATTACTGAAGTCAATATGTCAACAGGCAACGTAGAATTGACGGCGCAGAACGAAACTAAGCGCGATGGCTAAGAAAATGATCACGATGGACGACGCGATCTTTAAAAAGAAGATTCGCGATCTCGCCAAGCGCATGAACATTGACGAAAAGGAGTTTGTCCGGGAGCAGGGCGGATTCTTTATGCGCGACGTAGCAAAGTTCACGCCGCCATACTCAAAGGGCAAACTTCCGACATTCGGACGAGCTACGATGGGCACGAAGGCAGACAAGGATGCAGGTAGAAACGCGATAATCGCAGACATGGGAATCATTTTCAGAATCCGTGAGCGCGGCTATCTAGAGTTTTTACATAAAGTCACCAAATCAAAGCGAAATATCAACCGAACGCTTAGAACTAAAGCGGGAGTGCCTTACTTAGTGGATGTTGATTACATAAACTACGACTCAGTGGGCGAAGCGCTGGACTTCCACGAATCTATGCGCCGATCAGATGGGCGAGTGCAAGGAAAAATGAAAGGCGGCAACTCTAAGGACATAGGGCGATGGAAGTCTCGAAAGGTAATGTGGATAACGAAAGAGATTTGGGACTCAGTATTTATTCGGCTATCTGATCGCGTCGGCATGGCGAAAGCCGCGCCAGCGAAAGCCGCATCAGCGATTGATCCGAAGCGAATTAAGAACGTGCCGAAGTGGGTAAAAAATCACCGAGGAACGGCTCGCGGCTCTGGTCGAATGGCAAAGCTAAATGGATCCTGGTATGCAGTAATGCGGGCTAGTTCGGCGGGATTACAGTCGGCGCAACGTCTACTGCCGATGATTAAGCGAAATCGGTTGATATTGATGGAGAAGCGACTGAAGAAGCTCACTCCAGAAGCGGCGCGTAAAGCTGGGCTTCGATAATGAATTGACAAATCAGCGTATCCATTTTATGGATACAGATATGCCAGCCGCGAGCCTAGCCGAACTTTACAACTTTGAAGGAAACATCGAAGGCGCTCTGCGTCTCTGGCTCGCTGACAACCTCGTCGAGTGCGAGCAGTCGATTCAGTTTGAGACGCTCCCTGACGACTATACTGGAGTTACAATGACGACAGGCGCAGTGACTGGCCACTACAATCCATCACCTGCAGGCGGAGACACACCTGGATACGATCAATACGCGGCAGAGTTCGAGTTCATCGTTCGCACGAAACGCTTTGATGATGGAGGCGATATTTCAGAGGGGCTAAGATCGAGACACCAGGAGCTTGTCGCTCTTGTTCGCCAAGTCGTGAGCTTATCGCAAGCGAAAGGCTCGGCGCTCGAAACGTATCTTGAATACTACGCGATCCAGTTCTTTCGGCCAAGCGGCACAAGTCATTCAGTAGATGGCATCTACGACGAGACGACGCTGACCTTTGACTCTCAATTTTCAATCTTGCCAACTGCCTGGGTGTAGTTGTAATCTGGATACAAATCTCAAACCAATAACCAACTCAAATCATGTCAATTCCATATTCAACAACCGCAAGCCTCGGTCAAGGGCTTGAAACCGTAACTATCGACGCTATCGCTTACATCGCAGACTCCGTATCTGGGGCATCGAAAGAAAACCGCATAATTAGTCGCACCGACGCCAATGGCGACCGCGCTGACTTCATGCTTCGCGCTGGCTCGGATCAAATCGAGGTCAGCTACACGTTGCAACGCGCTTTGGCTGCGACCGTTCTTCCGCCCGTAGGCACTGAGTTCACTCACGACTACGACCGCAGCGGCACAGCTTCGACGCTCGTTGTCAAGGACGTGACCGTAGCTCGCGACAAAGACGAATTCGACACGTTCGATATGACCGCGATCTTAGTATCTTACCAAGCCTAATTATATGAAAATCAAACTGACATGCGCAAAGTTCATCGCTGGCGAGCCTTGTAAAAAAGGCGATATCGTAGAAGTTTCTGACGGCGTAGCCGAATGGCTCATCGAGCGCGGCGCAGCTGAGAAACTAACCAAGCCAAAGGCCGATAAGTAATCTTTTTCATGGTTCATAGTTTAGCCTCGTCTGCCCACGTGCGGGCGGGGCTTTTTTATTCAAAATGATTGACGAACTAACACATAAACTTGGCGAAGAAAAAGCCCGCATCACGCAGGCCCGACTTGTTGCTTGGTCAAGCGTCGGCCACGCTGACGAGATCGCAGGCGTCGCAGTCAAGCCATTGACGGCCCGCGCATGGATCGACTTGCGACTTGCGAAGAACGCGCTCTTTACTGGCGAAGATTTGACAGTAAATGACTTGCTAAATTACATTTGGCGCAACTCAACCGAGTATTTAATCGGTGGCGACGTGAAACAACGTAAGGAAGCGATTAAGAAAGCAGTCGAGTCTAAAGACGCGCTTGAAGTATATGGCGACGCCACAGAACATTTAAACGCCGCATTTGAGAATCTAGCAATTGAGCAATCGACTGGCGGCTCTGGCGTCTCGCGATCAAACAAGTTTCCGGCGACCGAGGGAATCGTGAGCGCGATTGACGAAGTGGCACACCGATACGGGCAAGCACCGCAAAGCGTTCTCGATTGGCCGCTCTGCCAGATTCTACAACTGCAGACTGCGATCCGCATCGCGACGTTGCCAGAATACAAAACCCTTGAGCCGGAATCCGTCCGCTCAATCAAACGTGAAATCTTAATCCAACTCAACAACAATGGCCAAAGCTGATATTAACGCAAGGCTCGGACTCGACTCGTCGGGCTTCGAGCGCGGTATGCAACGCTCGCAAAGAGGGGTGAAGAAATTTGCCAGTTCTGCCGTGAGAAATCTGGCGCGAATCGGGGCGGCATTCGCTGGCATTTCTCTCGTCAAATCAATCGTCAGTCTAGGGCTCGCGGCTGGCGAAACCGCATCGAAGTTCCGCGCAGTTTTTGGCGTGGCGACTGACGAAATGACCGACAAGGTCAACGAGTTAAAAAAGACAATCCCTGCTACCACAGCAGAGATACAGAACTCGCTGGCGACGTTCGCACAAATGGGAAAGAGCTTTGGAATGAACGCCAAAGCCGCAAATCTATTTTCAGTGGAGATGGTCAAGATTGCAGGCGACCTCGCTAGCTTCCACAATCTGCGACCAGAGGAAGCATTCCAGAAAATACAAAGCGCGATCAGTGGCGAGTTTGAGCCGATGAAGCAACTCGGAATCGTGATGAATCAAACGACTATCAAGCAGGAAGCTTTGAACCTCGCGATCTGGGATGGCACAGGGCAAATGAGCGCAGCGCAGAAAGCTATTGTCGTGCAAAGTTTACTCATCAAGCAAATGGGAACTGCACAAGGCGACGCAGCAGCAACGGCAGGCTCAGCAGCCAATCAGGTAAAGTTTTTACTAGCTGAACTAAAAGACATGGGGACAGGAATCGGAGAGACGACGCTTCCCGCTGTCCTGAAATTAGTTAAAGCGTTTGGCACATTGTTATCTGGGACGCAAAAACTGATGGAATTTTCGGGAACTAAAGTGGGTCAGCTAATTTATGGGCCGCCACCTGAAGTTATCGCCAGATTAGAGAAAGCGGCGCAGATGAAGAAGGCCGAAAAACAAGCGACTCGACAAGCGGCTCAGGAACTGAAGAAAGAGGGCAAACTTTACAAGCAGGGAATGTTTGAGGGGACGTTATGGACAGACGGACTTTCTGAGAAGTTAGATGAAAACAAGCGGCTCATTGCAGAGCGCAAGTCTGAAATCATTGAATCATTAAATGCCGAAACGAAAGCGGCAGAAGCAAAGGCCAAGTCCCATATATATGCAGTTGATGAAGTAGCAAAAGCCGAAACGAAAGCGGCAGAAGCAAAGGCCAAGTCCGATATAGATGCAGTTGATGCAGTAGCAAAAGCCGAAACGAACGCGGCAGAAGCAAAGGACAAGTCCGATAAAGCACGAAAAAAGGCAGCCGAAGAATATGCGGCGAATTTAAAAAGGATAATAAGAATTGCTGGAAAACTGGAAAGTTTGCAGACTAACAAGCCGGTGAAGCGATCTGGCGGCGGTTCTGGCGGCGGTTCTGGTGGCGGAAAGTACAGTTCGGCGGCTACGAAACTCGGAGAACTAACAGGCGACGATTTACGCCGCGCTGCAAACGCCGACGCAAAGTCTCGCGGAAAAGACATGCGATTCGAACGCATGGCAGGTGGCACTTATAGGGGAATCAAAAACGGCAAGATAGTAGGCAACTTGACCGAAGAACAATTACAGTCCGGGCTTCGCGGCGGCGCGAGAGCCCAGAAGTCCGAAAAAGACAAAGAACTTGAACGTCAAACGAATATATTAAAATCAATCGAAAAGGAGCTAAAAGGAACTTAAAGGATGAGCATGCCATACAACGTAACCGCCTTTAATACGGCTCGCGCAGAAGCTAGCTGGATCGAATACCCGTTCATAGAGCATGGCGTTCCTACGGCGAAAGTTTACTGCATGAATTGCAAGGTGAACGTCTCTGCTTATACGGCAGTTACAATCGGCACAGCAATGACAACCGCAGCAGCAGCAGGCGTCGCAGTATTGCCATTCACGGCAAACGCAAACGCGTTTTTTGTTGGCGACTTTGGCCACTCATATTCTGACGGCGGGATCGTCGAATTTACTCGAAAGTTTGCAACTGTCCCCGGCACATGGACGGAAGTTGTCGGCTCCGAAATCAAAGAATTTCCCGGACTCATCAACAACAGTCTTGTCATACAGCGACGGCCGACAGCCGAGCAGTCGCCGGTGCGCGTGACGCATACATATCAAGTCGGACAGACGTTTACCTTCAGCGCACTATTCCAAGTGACTGGTGCCAGCAATGTCGTGCCTTACGTGCGAGGCGAAGATACTTCGCCAACCTTCGCCGAATACACTGCAAGCATCACGGCGAAAGATTGGCTCGTCATTCGCAACACACCACTCAGATATATGGGCAACATATTCGAGGTGCAAAAATACGAGATACAAGCTAGATAATGCAAAACCTCAAAGAATTATCACGCGGCTGGCGCTCGATGCGTAAAAGCATCACCGAACTCATCGCCCGCGTAAACGCGCTCTCTAATCAGACAATAACTCGCGTCGAAGCTAACTCGGACGGCGAAGCCGGCACAGCTGAGCTGCTCGAAGTCGGGGAGAAGTCGTCAATTCTAAAATTAAATTCCGATCCATCCGCAGTAGCCACAGGGACTCCAAGCGGTGGCACTTCAATCGTTTTGCCCTTTACCGTAACGCTCGGCGACTCTAGCGTGGACGTATCGGCAGGGCATTACCTAGTCGTCAACACCGCGACTGCGGTATCAGCAGCTACTAACGGGGCAGGCAGCTTTATTTACGCACAAATCAAACACTCGGAGGCTGGCGTTCTGGACGAGACGACTCCGTTTGCTATTTTGTTTGAAAGCACCGAACTCGATGCAACTACCCTGGACATTGATGACACCTACATCGAATACTCAAACATCCTACTCGCCGAAGTGATTGACGATGCCGTGACACAATACCGCTCCGGCAACTGCGAGCTGGTGCTGTCATTTACCAATGGAAAATACCACTACACCGCAGCATTTGAAGGAGGGTCAGCGTAATGGGTGACTTTGTGACATTCCGAAACAAGGGCAGAGGCCGAGTCGAAGAAGACAGCGATGCAGTCTCTATTACCGATCCGAGAGTTAAGTTCATCAAAGGCTGGGAAACAGGCGGCACTGACCCAGAAGACGGCAGCGTAGAGTGTGGCGATGGAACAGCCTACCCGCTTGAGGTGACGGTCGAGCAATTAGAAGCCATTTTCCACAGTGTTAAAGACTCCAAGGTGACGGATGGAGCTTTTACTCATGATGCTTCCTCCGGCGACCCCCTAGTCCCGTATTTTCAAACCCTTACCATGAGTTCAGACGATCCCGCTGACGCTTTTGGGGAATCAGCAGATGAATATTACACTCTGCGCTCTTATTGCACTTTCATTGGAGGTGTATCGCCAGATGTGCCGATGAGTAACTACGGCAGCGACTTACTCGGTGACACCTACTACTTACAAGCATCCTCGGTGGGTGGTGTCAGTAGTGCGCCTTTAGCGGTTCGAGACGCAGTCGCCGAGTTCGCGTTACGGCTAAATTACGACAGATTGATCTATGGCCCTGAGACAATCACTAGCCCGCTCGGTCACTTTGATGTTGGCTACGGAGAAGATGACTCTGATAATTTTTACGAATACATCCTGCCTTATTCTAATTTAAAATTTATCATCGCAAACCATGAGAGCTACGGAGCTGGCAGTTTTAAGACCGGGTTTTCACTCATTTCAGAAGCCAGCGGAGATGCTACATCGGGCTACCGCATGACTGGCGATGTGTCTGATGACGGAACTCCTCGTTATGGTGAAGGTGCTATTAATATCGCTTTTACGGGCAGGGTCGCCTTTATTGATGTAGCAGGCAATGGCAATCCATTCGACCCCACTAATCGGCTATTCGTGGGCATGGAAATTTCGATAATCGGTTACGATGGTTTTTTTGCGCCCCATGCTTCAACAAATTTAGATGGGTTAGCTGCGGCGGGCGTATATAATGCGACCACGACCGTTGAACTAAATTTTGGCACATCTGGAGTCCTCGCAGTGAGTTGTCCGCTGTATATCTCGGTCGATTATTCTGTCATTAACATTGTGCCATTTGTCATCAAGGCCACGAAATGGTGGCCCTACGCCAAAGAAGACGGCACGCCAATGTATAGCGAAACCACCGGACTCCCACTATAAATCAAATTGACAATCTGAGCAACGTATCGACAATCTGAATACAAATGGCACGCGACTTATTTATCAATACTGACTCGGGCAGCATCGAAACTGCGGTCGTTGCGGGTCTAAATCGACCACGGCAACCTGTCCCAATGTGGACAATCGTCGAAGGCGAGACGCAAGACATAAACCTCTACCTCGTTAAAAGCGACGGCACATATGACTCGCTCAGTGGATCAGGGGCGGCGTCGGTCAAAGTTTCAATCACGAAGCCCGGCGCAAAGCCGTCAAGCGGCTCGTTTACGCTGACTGATGCAAGCGGCGCGGTGACTTCTGCGCTGGCTTACGGCGCAAGCGCGAGCGCGGTCGAGGATGCTTTGAATGGGCTGAATAGCGGAACTGGCGTAGCTCAATTATCCAACTTCGCAACCTCTGACGGGGTGGATGATCAACTTATTAGCGCGGATTGTTCGGCGGCTGGGGCGGGTGATTACTATCTGACTGGTAAGATCCGCTCAAGCACCATTCTTCCAAAGAGTTCAAAGATAGCTCCTTCAGATTCCCCTGTATTTATAATCCTAGAAATAGCTGACGTATGGCAGGATTTCACGTCAGATACTGTAGTTGGTGTTACCCCTAGCAGTGTGTATCTAACTGGTGGCGGAACCTGCGACTGGTCGGACGTAAAGCTCCACAGGGCGAGCGATGATGTAGTCGTAGGGCACTGGAAACTCGACGAGCAAGGAAGCGGCTCTCTTGACGGAGTGACCGCAGTGGACATGAGCGGCAACGGCTACGACGGCACACACGTAGGCGGTACAGGAGGAGCAGGAGTTCTAGGAGATGCGTCGCTCGTTGATGTAAAAAAACAAAACGATTCCTTTTATTCGGCCGTCGCTCGAACAATCGGCGCAATGCCCACGCTCACGGGCACTTCAATCGATTTAGTTCCAGAGTCAACAGTCACGCCGAGCGCATCAGTCACAGGCACAGCCACGACAAGAGCGCAGCAAGTCGTCGAGGTGCGACGCCAGCCCGCGATCTATACTAGCACATGGTCAACGATCACCAGCGGCTTTAACGGCACGCTGGACGCGAGCGGCGCACTTGTCGCGCAATCAATCCAAGCGGATCAAGGGCAGTGCTTCATGCTAGAGGTTCGCGTCGATAATGATCAGATAGCACGCGTGCCTTGCCGCGTCGTTTCTTCGGGCATGCTCTAATCTTTACAAAACGTATCCAATAACCTAATACAACATTATGCCAATCCAAACATCAACACACTCAAGCGGCGCAACTCGCGCAGTCACTCCGAACGACTCCACTGATTTAGCACTCGGCACGTGCCGCGCTCTTTACGTCGGCGCGGCAGGCGACATTTCAATTGACGATCTGACGGGCGAAGCGGATGGCGAATCAGTCGTATTTGTCGGCGTCACTGCCGGCTCGATTCTGCCAGTGCAAACGGCTCGCGTCAATGCGACCGGAACCACTGCAACGTCCATCGTCGCGCTTTACTAGCATGAGGCGTTACGCTCCATCAATCGGCATCGGGCTTGGCTTGTCGCTGCGCACGTCCATCGCTGCATTTGCGAACTATTTCAAGGTCGGCCGCGTGCTCGATCTGTTTACGAACTTTTTCAGTTCGGACACTTCCATCGCAGACCAGTCGGGCGAGGGCAACGACGCTATCCCCTACACGGGTCGCTACGTATATACGGACGGCAGCAACGACAAGGCGATCAACGCGAACTGCTCGGCATTAGGGGCATCAACGTATAAACTTACTGGCAAGATTCGCTCGACGTCAACAGGGGCAAAGGTTGCCACTATCGGCGGTCAGGCAATCAGCTACACGGTATTAGCTGCGAATGTGTGGGAGGACTTCGAGACCTCAGTGACAACCAGCGTTGCACCTTCGGCAGTCATTGTCGGTTGGGATGGCACGTCAACGTTTACGGGCGCAGATTGGTCAGACGTCAGATTGATTGATACAGCACGTAGCGAGACTGTAATCCCGCGCTGGCAACTCAACGACTCAGCCGCAGCAGACCTTGACGGCTATCCAGCCA